CTATAACTAAACCTTACAAACTTATCCTCTAGTAAGTCCTTATCTCCAGCAAAAGCTGGATTATATTTAGGGTTTTTTAAAGAAAACATATAAACACTTTCTTCTTCCCAGCCTAACGATTCTTTAATATTAGTTATAGCATTGCCGCTAGAGGTTTGTAAACCTAAATCGTTACGGCTAGCAGTTGTTATTAATTCTCTAACAAATGCGTCATTAGCATTGCTTTCATTTTGTATAGTTACTTTTACATCATTTAATTGAGCAGTAGTCAACCCTCCTAAAAAATCTATTAATTTAACATACAAGTAGTTTTGAGAATTACCGCCTCCAACAACATTAAACCTTAACACTTGACCTATAGAAGATGGGAAACCAGTTACTGTTTGAGCTGGCCCGCCAAAAAAAGGTGGTAAATACTCTTCTGTCTCATTAACCATAGTTGATTCTATAGGTCCGTTAGTTTTTTTAAGAAATGAAATACTAGAATAAGGAGCATATCTAGCTACAGAAATATTATCTTCTTTAGTATAATAATTAGAGTTTTCAATAGCTCTGTTAATATTTATTTTTCTAGGTTGATTTCTATTATCAGTAAAAAATAATAAGTCTTCTATAATGTTTATACCTGTTATTGGGTGGGTTTTTGAAAAGTTTAAAAAAGACCCTTGAACTAAAATTCCAGAATTAACACTATTTAAAGTTATTTCAGAAGGGTCGTTTACGTTTGGAATAGCACAATACACTATATAATTTACTCCTCCACTTCTTGAAAATGCAGTATAATCTTCAGTGGTATCTTCTGTAGTCGATGCATTAGGCAAAGCTGTACTACTCAAAGAATTAGAGCTAGTATCACTAAAGTTAGTTAAAAAGAAAAACATTCTATTATTAGCAGTGTCAGAATACTGACCAATAATTTCTAAATTAAAATCTGTTAAATTAAAAGAAGTTATTAAACTATTGCCTCTTATGTTTTCTAAAGACCCAACACTAGCGTCTTCTGAAGCACTAACACTAGCGTTTTGTGCATCTCTATATTCTCCATTACTTATTATTCTAGAGTCTAAATCTTTATTCATTTTAGACTTAAGAAAAGTGTTTTTAATTTCTGGCATATTTAATGTTTAATCCATTTAGATTTACCACGCATCACTTGAGTAAATTCTTCTAATTTAATATTAGATAATCTTATTTTAGCATTTCTAAGAGCGCTTGATCTTTCTTTTTTAAATCTTTGTATAACATACTCTGGGACATTAGCTCTGCCTGACAATATAGCGTGAACTATATGCATATACATCGCTTGTTCAGCCATTTTAGGAACTCTAGTATCTTCATCAGCAGCTAAACCATCTGATATGTATTCTAATATAATTATTTTACCAGCTAATTGATTTGAAAAACTAAAAGTACCTAGTCTTTCATTTATAGTAAACCAACCATTTTTTTGAGAAACTTCTGGTTCTAAGCCATACCTTTGGCCATAAGCTAGTTTATCAAATCCAAAACCATAAACATTTGCGTTTTCAAATATTTCATCAGTTATTTGTCCATTCAAGTTTAAAACATTGTTTTTAGCCCATCTTTCTTCTGTAAAGGATTGTTTAGCTTCATTATTACTACCAGAACCGTTTTGTGTTGGTACTCCAAGATCATCTTGTACTGGTAACTCTGTTGGATTAGAAGTAAGAGTCGTAGGGTATATTATATGTTTTACACCAGCTTTATCTACCCAAGAAAGTCTAACATAATTAACATAGTCTTGTGGTATTATAATAGATAAACTTGGTGGTATAGTTAATTCTTGAGCTTTTATACTTTTTAATGTATCATAACTAAATTCTTGCAAACCTCTTTTAGCATGAAACATTATGTCAGTTCTTTTAGCATTAGGTATAAGTTTACCAACACCTATGTATGCAACTATAAAGTTATTTATAATTTCATTTAAACTTATATATTCATAGCTACCATTTCTAGAGTTTCTAGTTGGTTCAGTTAATTGAAAGTAAAAATTACCACTATAATTAGTCCCTGTATTAGTGTCAGTATTTGGCGCTATTATAGTAATAGTGTTAGTACTGCTTACATAAACTAAATCTTGACTAATCTTAGCATAAGTATTAGGCGTAGCTGTAGGAGCAAAATACACGTTAAAATTAGATGCTGCATTTATTTGTGTTAGTTTCAAGTTAGGCGTTGCGGATAACTTAGGCAAGCCAAAAGCGCTAATTGGTTCTAAATTAAAAGTCCATGTAGGCAAGACTAAATCTTGACCTATAGTATTAGATAAAGCACCTAAAGCTTGTTGGCCAGCATAGTATTGAGCGTTTGTTTCAGTAATTAGTCCCATTTATTAAGATTTTTCATTTATTTTATCTTGCTGTAGTTCACTTTGTGCAACTTGCACTATTGAAGGATCTCTTATAACTATACCAGCATATAATAACACATTTAAAACTAATTCTGTTTGCTCAGAAGTTTGTAATCCAAAATTAGTATGACCAAAAGTTGTTCCTGAATATAAGCTAGACTCTGCAATTGATATAACAGCGTTAGTTCCACCAGCTGCAGTTTGAAATGCATCTGATAAAGTTATTCTATCACCAACTAAATAACCTTTGCCAGGAGAAGTAACATTTAAAGAAAGTATAGTACCATCAGAATTTAAGTCTAAACTAAAAACCATACCTGATCCTGTTCCAGTTCCACCAAGACTATTGGTATAAGTTACTCTAGCATCATTTTGATCTAAACCTGTGTAAGTTGCTAAACCCCCTGAAGCTGCAAAATCAGTTGTTAAACTTTCAAACAAATATCCATTTGCAAAACCTTCTATCACAGGTAACCCTGTAGCTACATACTCATTTACATCAAAAATATATTGACCCAATGTACCTGAATAATAACCCCATCTTATATCAGTAGGCTTTTTAACATACTGCATTTTAATATCATTAACATTAGTAATATCGCTAGGATATACTATGCATTTATTATCTTCGTATAAATATACGGGAAAGTTTTTTGTTGGAGTTGTTAAAGGAGCTTTTATTATATTGTAAAACTCAGACCTACCTAACCTCTGCATTTCAGGGTAAACAAGTGCATTTGGCTCATAAGTAACTGTGCCAAGTTTATACAGTTCAGAAGGAACTGTAAATGTGTTAGACATTGGATTTGTAACACCTATAGCTTTTTCAACTATTGATTGATCACTTTCAGTTTTAAATTCTGCAATTTTTTCATCAGTGGCAGCAACTCTATCTGCATAGTCCATATCTGTTTGAGGAATACGAACCTGTTGATTCAAATCCTCAAAGCATTTTTCAAAGAGTTCTCTTTGAACTTGAGTACCTATTCTGTTGAACTCATCTGGAGTCATATAACCCCTTTGTTCTTTGTTCAAAATAAGTAATACAGTTTTATATACAGTATCTACGCTTATTGCCATTTTAAATATTTTTAAAATAAAGGGAGCCACTTACGTGACTCCACTTAATTATAATCACTTGTTATTTGAACTTTTTCTCTATAGACTTGTAAACTTCAACTCCTTCATCTGTTTTAAACCACGCAGCCATTGCTGAATAAGGGTTTTCATCAAAAGGAACATTCATTAATTTACGGCCATTACTAGCCCAAGTAAAAGTTCTTTGATCTTGCGCTAAACTTATAATACCAGCTTCAGTAGCTCGTATACCAAAGTTTCTAAGTTCAACGTTTTCATCATTAACTAGATCTAAGAACAATACTGGATCGCTCTTAGCAAATAGTAGTAAATCTCTTTTAAGTTCCTTAGAACTCATTTTAGATACTCCTGAGCCTAATTCAACTCTTAGTATAGCTTCAGCTTTGTCTACGTCCATATTCATTGCCATAGCCATTGCTTCAACTTGTAATTCTAAGTTGTCTAGTTCATTACCTGCTTCAATCAATTCATCTCTTTCAGCATATATCTTATTCTTATTAGGGTGGTATAATGATAAAAGCTTCTGTAAAGCTTGTTTTTCTCTAGGCACCATTAAAACACCGTTTTCAAAAACAATATGACCTAATGTTGCTGTACCTTTCTGCTCGTCCATAAATGGGCTTTTCATATTGGTAGCATATCTAAGCTCTCTATTGTATTGCTTTTCTTCATCAAACCACATTAAAGGTTTTCTTGAAGAGTGTTTAGAATTAATTCTAGTTGTTAAAGGTGATTGACCATTAAGTAAATGGTAGTATCTATCTTTTACTTCCCAAGTATCTTTTTTTACTTCAGGAGTTGCTGGGGCTTTAGCCACAGGCTTTTTCTTTTCTTTTGTTTCCATAATATAATATAATATAATAATTAAAAAAGATCCTACCTAAGCAGGACCTTGTATTTGTTTTTGTTTTAAGGTTAAGGTGTCCAAGGAGCTACTGTAGTTCCTATAAGATCTATTTCTTCTGTTAAAGTTACATCAATAGCAGAACCTGAAGTTCCATTTGCTATATCTAAAGCTTTAACTAATTCATCAACGCTTTTTTGGGTAGCACTACCCTCAAAATCGAGAAGAGTTTCAAAACCACCTAAGTATTTAATCTGTATATTACCAGCGTTAAGCCTCTTTACTGTAGCTACATTGTCAGCTGGAACTAATATTTCTCCAGCAGTGGTTGCAGCTAAACCTTTTGTTATTTTTAAATATCCCATGATTGTGTATTTATTTTTTTTAAGTAACTGCTGAAACAGCAGTTTCAGTAACTAATGAACTTAAAGCTGCAGTAAAAACACCTTGGCCAGAAGCTCCATTTATTTTCTCTACAGCACTTATTAATAATTGATCATCTCCATCAACACCAAAACTAGGCGCAGAAGCCATAGTTATAGTTATTTTATCTCCTGAAACATACTTAACTTCAATAGCACTTCCATTAATTTTAAATTCACCTATATTTTCAGCTGGAAGTAAATCAAACTTACCGCCTGCTTTTAATAATTTTACATATCCCATTTTTCTTATTTTTTAAATGTTAATAAAGTGGAGAGCGTTAACCCTCCACATTTATATAATAATTATATAGTTGACTTAAATAACACGAAGTTATTAGCAGCTTGTGTAACTAAACATCTTTCAGATAAGAAATTCACAGTCATTGCATCTAAATCAGAAGTGTAAGCACCTCCAACAGATCCAGTAACCCATGACTTCATTCTACGATCATCAGCTTCAGAAGCTCTATATCTTACATGTAAGAAAGGACGTCTGATATTAGATCCTAAACTTTGATCATAAACAGTTGATGTTCCAGCTGGAATCATTACACCATCGATGTCTCCGATTAATCCTCTTGTTGAAAAGTCATTTAGATATTTCCAGTCAGTCTTATAAAAATCATAAGAACCTCTTCTAAATCCTGAAAATCCAAAATTCATTGCCATTTCAGCTTCGTTGTCAAAAAGACCATAAGAAGCAGCAGCAGTAGAAGCAAAACCTCCACCAGCTTGAGCAGCAATCATATCATCAAAATCAAGAGCAGTAGCTCTAGATAAGAATAACATGTTTTCTTCAATAGCACCTTGTGTATCTAATTGTTTTAGGATAGTATCAAAATCACCTAATGCACCAGCTCCAGGAGCAGCAGCACCAGCGAAATCATTATAAATGTTTCCTCTAGATTCTATAGCAGCAAACAAACCTTCAGAACCATTGTTAGCTACAATGCCATTACCTGGATTAACAACACCAGCAGCACCGTTAAGTTCAGATTCAACCATAGACATTTCTAGGTAATCTTCAAATCTTAATCTTGTTTCAGATTCAGACTTTAAATACCATAAGTATCCATTTGTTCCATCTTCAGTAGCAACTTCTACCCAACCAATTTGAGCTGTATCAGAACCTGATACTTGAAACTTATCTCTTAATATAATTGGCTTATTAGAAAACTCTGTTAAAGTTGGCTCAATACTATCCATGTTTTGATAGTCTCCAACAGTACCACCAGAACCTTTAGCAAATTCAGAACCGTATACAAACGTCTTAACAAGTGTACCAGCAGCTCCTAATCCAAGAGCGTTAGCAACTTGATAAGTTTCAAAAGTAACAGTAGCAGTTGTAGCTGTAGCAACAACAACATTACTAACTCTAGCTTTAACAGTAGTTAATCCATTAGATATCACTATTGTATTACCTATTTTAATAGCGCAAGTTTTTCCAGTTTCAACTGGAACTGTCATAGATAATCCTAAAGCAATTAATACACAGTCTTCATAAGAAACGTGTAATCTATTTTGTTCAGACCAAATTACTTGATCAGATGTCATAGGCATTTCAGCGCCTACCATTCTCAAGAAACCACCTAAAGTTCGGTTTCCGTATCTTTCTACTTCTGCTTCGTAAAGCTCAGGTAGATATTGTTGTGCAAAAGTTCCACCACCAGCAGCACTGTCAAAGCTCAAGTAATTAGACGCTAACGTCATTTGAGTTTGATGTGGCAAGAGTGACGGAGGAAAAGCTCCACTAGGAGCGTTGTTTTGAAAACTCATGTTTTATCTTTTTATTTGTTTTTATTTATTCTTAATTTTAACTTTGAACTATCTACACCACTAATTGCTTTTACTTTCATACCTCCAATGAAAACATCTCCCGTAGACGTTGGTCTAAGTTCATTGTTTAAATTTTTGGATTTAGCCATTACATCTTTAACAGCGTCGGCTTTCCCTTGCTCGTAAAAATGATTAGCGATTGTATCCGCATTTTGTGCTGCAAAAATAGCTTTATGATAACCTTTATAGTCTTTAACTTCCCCTTTATTATCTAAGAACTTCCCGATTAGGTTCGTAAGATCAGATTGATTACTAGCAACTGAGTCTACATCGTTAACACCGTATCTAAATTTCTTATCACTTAAATTGAACTCAAAACCTTTGAACTCTTGATTAAAGAAATTTTTAGTGGTTGATTTAAACTTATCATGTTGCTGTTTAACCATTTTTTGTTCTTCGTTGTGTCTATTGAAAAAGTCCATAGCTTTTTGTTGTTCCTGAGTAACGCCCGGTCTCAACTTGATCTCGTCGTAATATTTACTCTTGGTTTCTTCCAAAAAGTTAGTGGCTTTGGCAATTTCTTCTTTATAAGCGAGTTTTTTCTTTCTTATATCTCGCTCTTCATCCAATTCTTCATCATATGAGAAATTATCTTCTAATAAAAAGTTAACCTCTTCTAAATCAAGATGTGGTTTAGTCTGTTTGTAATACTCTTTTAATAAAGTATCTTTATCTACATTTGAGTAATCAGCGTTTAATCTAACGTAGTCCTCAACTGTTCCACCTGTATCTTCCATAAAGCTTACCAGTTTTTCTATGTTTTCTGGTAGTTTTATTTCTGGTTGTCTTTCAACAACGTCTTCTACTACAGGTGCTTTTACTTCTTCAACAACTTCTTCTTCAGTAATTTCAGATATAGGAGACGTAGTTTCTTCTTTTGTTTCAACTACTTCTTCTTTTATCTCTTCTTTTATCTCTTCCTTAATTACAGGTTCTTCTTTAATAACTACTTTATCTACTGTTTTTTCTTCTTTAACCTCTTCTTTTTTAGATAAGTCTATTTTAGATGTTGTTGCTTTTTTATTAGTAAGTTTTTTTACTTTAGGCTTCTTAATTTTAAACTCACCTTGTTCTAATTCCCCTTTAGGGTTTTCTTTTATTTTTTCTGACATAATATAATATAATAGTTAATATAAAATTATTTAGGGCCAAACTGCTCTAAACCAAAACCGCCCATAGTATCATTACCTGCGGATTCAAAGTTTTTAGGTAATAAATCATTTTTTCTTTGATCTATAAGTTCAGACTGCTGTGTTGCTTGCATTTCTGTTCTTTGATCTTTTCTGTCTTCTTTAAAGTTTTCATTTTCTCTTTTAGCCTGAGACCCCATTTGAGCTAATTGCATGTTATAACCAAATTCAACTTCCATTAACTGCTGTTTTATTTGAGCTTCTCTTTCCATCTTTTGTATCTCAAACTGAGACTTAGCTTGTTCATAGCTTATATTTTGCTGTGATATAACTTGTTGTTTTTGAGATTCTGCTAATGCTATTTGTTCTGCTGCTTGAGCATTTGCTTGAGCTTGTGCTTGCATGTTTTCTTGTTGCATAGTTTGATCTTTAGACTGCTTGTCTTTACGTCTTTTCTTTAGCATCTGATTAGCAAGTTTAAGATTATTAACTTGCCTAATATCAATAGCATCTTCTAAATCTATTTGACCACCTTTTAAAGCTATTTGTATATTTTGCTCTAACACTTGCTTTTCTTCTTCGTCAGGCTCTAATTCTAAAAATATACCAAAATCATGTATATTTACTTTAGATAATTCTTCTAATGTGGCTACGTTATACCTAGATATACTAGACATTAAAGTCTGTTTAGTTAAAGGAAACATTAAAGCATCTGATATTCTTAGAGATATATTTTCACAAGATCTCAATGTTAAATATAAACTAGCTTGTAATATATGCCTAGTTGCTACATTCGAGTTGGCAGCTGCAAGCTTTTGTAAACCAACCAGTGATTGTTTATCAGGTAATGTACCATCTCTAGCTTCATTAAGGCCGGTTACATCTCTTATCATTTTAAGATAATACTCATAAGTTTGTATTAAAGACTGTATTTTAGCGCCACCAGAACTAGACTGTAATTCTTGAATAGGTACTTTGCCAGGGTTCATGCCTCCATCTTGAGTCATTGATCTACCAACAACAGATCCAGTTTGAAAATACATATTTAAAGCTTCAGCTGGATTATAATTAGTACCATTTCCTAAATCAACCTCTGCTAAGCCATCCATGTCTAAATAAACTCCATCAGGAACTACTCTAGACATTACTTGTTGTAGTTTTAAATGTGTTAGTTGTATCATGTCTGCAAAACCTGTAATACGGGAAACTATAGACTCTATTCTACCTTTATACATTCTAGGAGCTACAATGTTGTAGTTCATATTAACTTTAACAGTATCTGACATCGGTCTTGTCATGTTTTCAGCTAACTCCCATTTTAATAATTTATTATGCCCTAGTATTTTAGCTCCTGAGTAAAGAACTTCAATAGCTCTAAATGCTTTAGTAAAACCTTCAGTATCTTCAGGTGGATTAAAAGTATCTGTTTTTTCAATAGCTTTTTCTAAACCTGTAGCAGTTTCTTTTATTTTAAATACTTGATTGGTAAATGTTTTATATTCAAAATACAATACTTGAATAGTGTTGTCATCATATCTTCCACTCCAATTTCTAGTATAATTCTGATTACCAGGATATTTTTGTATTTCTTTAAGCTCTTCAGGTGTTAAATAAGGAAACTCTTTTTTAAGTTCAGGCATACTTATAGACTTAACTTCGCCAACATAATAAAGATCTTCAAAGTTAGGGTCCTCACTATATGAATAAACTAAACTAGCTGGATCAACATAATCAACTGTAACACCCTCTGATCTATTAAAACTAGTTTTTACTGAAGATATACCTAGTACAGTTAAGTCATAGTTTAATCTTCTTCTAATTAAATCATACTTGTTATTAGCTAGCACATTATTTATAACTTCTTCTTCTGCTACTTCAATAGACTCTTTATAACTCATCTGCATATGCAGTTGAATATCCTCTTCACTTTCCATACCTAAACCAATTCCTTGAGATGCAGAAACATCCATACCGGTTATTTGATTTATTTGATTAATAAGATCTTTTTCCATCATGTCTCTTTGCAAAGACTCAGCATATTTAGTTCTTTTAACTAATGACTCAGGATCTTGAGCATAAGCTTTTATTTCATAATTTCTTTGAGACATACCGTTAACAACTATATCAACAAACTTCGGTATAACAGGTACTGGCTTCCAATCTAAGTTTAAGTAAGATAAATCTCCATTTATAGATAGCTCATCTTTATATTTTTGAACTGACTGTTCTCCTCTAGCATATAGTCTTAATTTATGAAAAGAATTATAGTTACTTCCAAATCTATCTGTGAAACCAGCATCATTAGTAAACCATTCAGACTCTATAGCTCTACCCACTTGTAAGCCATACTCATCTGTAGCTTTTTCTGCATCTGGAACTACTTGATCTGGAAATATGCTATTATAATTAGTATTTATCATTTATTTTATTTTTGAAACATAACCTGTGTTATCGTATCTTCTTATGCCTAAATCTATAGACTGAATTCTTTTTGCCGCGACTGGTGTATATCTATTTTTATTACAAGCCATTATAGCTAAACCAGAGCTAATAGAAGCATCATGCTTTGTTCTATTATTTATATTAAATACGGCCCAATCTTCTAATGTCTTTTGATGATACATATCACCATATCCACTTTCTGTTGATCCTACGTGTTCTTCTATGTAAGACTCTATAGCAGCAGCATGTGCTTGCTTAATATCTTCACTTGAATTAGGTATTCCACCTATTTCTTTTTCAGTTACAGAAAGTTTGTTCCAAATTTTATCAGGACGATTAATTGAAAAACCTCTATAACCTCTACGCTTAAAATAATATAATAATCTAGGTTTATTATTTTCAGCTAATATTGGCATACCATAAAATACACAAGCCATTAACACATCTTCAAAAAATATTTCAGCCGTTTGAGGTCTTGATATATATTCTAAGAAAAAATGATTAGGTGGTGAATCTTCCATAGAAAACTTAGTTAATCCATGTAGTGAACCATTAGATCCTTTTCCATCTACAGTTCCAGAGATGTCATAACTATCACAACCAAATGCACCTATATGATCATTACCAGGGTATTTCCCATTATTTTTGTTAATTATTTTGTTTTGCAAATTAACAGGTGGTACCCAACTTATTTTAAATCTACCATCTTTATTAGGAGAAAATATAACCTTACTATCTTTAATTCCGTTTTCCCACATGAAGCTACCTGTTGTTACAGCAGCTGCATTATTAGACTCTAAGTTGTAATCTATTTGTTGGTATATTTTAGTTAAGTTAAATAAACTTTCTTTAGCTTCATCTCTAAAAGCGTGCATTTCAGTTCTTGGAAACTGCCGGTAATATTCATTTAAACTGTCTTGATCGTTTCTTAAACCATCTACTTCGTTTTCCCAGTGTTCAATAACGCCTGTTGTAATGTCGTAACCGTCTGCTCCTTTGATGCTATCTTTTTCTCTAATGAAAACAGGTGATCCGTAAGAATCCATGAATCCTTCGTAGTTCCACTCCATAGGGATGAACATAGAATAGAGTCCAGAAGAAGTTTGTCCGTTACGATTTCTTTTTGTAACGTCTGAATTATAGTATAACTTTTTGAAGTTGTTTCCACCTTTATCTAACGCGTTTGAAGTTGAGCCCATCATACACTTGCCTACGATTCTTGATCCTAGCCTTAGTGTTGTTTTTGTAACTCGCCAATTGTTTAATATGTTG